CCAATGCACACACGCAATGAAGCAACAGGCGAAAAGGTAACGCAACCGCGCGTGATTAATCAGCCTGACCCACGAATCCCAGGTTCAACATTTTGGGCATGGATAATTTCAGATTTGTTTTTTCATAATTCTGCTTATGGCTACGTTATGGAACGGTATGCCGACACGGGAAAAATTCGTGCAATGGAACGTGTTGCACCTGAGCGCGTTTCAATTACGACGAACGCCAACAGCACAGAAATTGATTCTTACGAAATTGACGGGACACCAATTGACCCGACAAACCTAGTTGTTTTTCCAAACACGCAAGAAGGTTTGCTTGCCCGCGCTGGTCGCACAATTAAGGCTGCCGCCGCACTTGAAAAGGCTTCAATGAATTTTGCCAATGAACCAATTCCACAAATGGTTTTGAAATCAAATGGCACATCACTTCCAGCAGACCGCGTCGCAAAATTGTTGTCATCATGGCGCACTGCACGCAGCAACAAATCAACGGCATTCTTAAATGCTGACGTAACGCTTGAAACAATTGGTTACGACCCAAAGAATCTCCAGCTGAACGAAGCCCGCAATTACGTTGCCCTTGAATTATCACGCGCTTGCGGTTTGCCTGCATACTTCACAGATTCGCAACAATCGAGTTTCACCTATTCCAACGCCTTAGACAAAAGGCGCGACCTGGTCGATTTTGCTTTCAGAAATTACATGTCCATAATTGAACAACGCCTATCTTTCGCGGATTTCACCCCAGCAGGCAACAGGGTCATGTTTGATCTTGACGATTTCCTTCGTGGCAATCCTTATGAGCGCGCGCAGGTTTATGAAATCTTAAATCGTATCGGCGCAATGTCGATCGAAGAAATACGCGAGGAAGAAGACATGCTGCTATGAAAAAACTGATCACACCCATTGCAATCACGGCGGCTGATTCAAACAGTCGTACAATCACAGGGCGCATTGTCACATTTGAAGAAACTGGTAACGCTTCAATAGGTAAAGTGCAGTTTGCAAAGAATTCAATCGAAGCGACCCCGGTGCTGCTTAATCTTGAACACGACCGCACACGTCGCATTGGCAAAACACTTTCAATTCAATCAACCGATCAGGGCATTGACGCAACATTCAAAATTGCTGAAACAACTGCGGGCAATGACGCATTGGTTGAAGCCGCTGAAGGTTTGCGCGACGGTTTCAGCGTTGAAGTTTATTTTGACGAATACGAAACACTGAAAGACGGAACAGTGCGCATTTTGAAGGGTGAAATGACTGGTGTCGCATTGACGTCAGAACCTGCCATTCGATCAGCACGCGTTGCAGAAGTAGCAGCCACAGAAGGCGAGACAGAAATTTCAGATTCGACAATCGAACCTGAAGCACAACCAACAGAAGGAGAAGACGAAGTGGAAGACACCGTCAAAGACGCTTCAACCGCCGAAACGGTAGAAGCCGCCCAGTCAGTAACCGCAAACGTAAATGCTGCGGTCGGTGGTTGGACAACTAAGCCACGCTTAGAGTTCACCGCCGCTAAGTACCTAGAAAACACAATCCGCGCTTCATTGGGTGACGAGAACGCTCGTCAGTACGTTGCAGCAGCAGATGACACAACAGACAACGCAGGTTTAGTGCCTACACGTCAGTTGACTGAAGTAATCAATGGACTAGCAAACACAACCCGTTCAGCAGTTGACGCGATTTCTCGCGGCGTATTGCCTGACGCTGGAATGTCATTTGAAATTCCAAAGATCACAACAATGCCAACAGTGGCAGAAACTGCCGAAGCAGGCACACCTTCAGAAACTGACCAGGCTTCTAGTTTCCTTTCAGTATCCGTCAAGAAGTACGCAGGACAACAGACATTTTCCGTTGAATTGCTTGACCGTACTTCACCGCTATTTTTCAATGAGTTATTGACAAACATGTCAGCAGCGTACGCAAAAGCAACAGACCTAGCCGTTTACACTGCACTTGCAAGCGGTGCAACAGCTGATGCAACAACACTGACAACATACCCAACAGCAGCTGAATTGCTTGGTTTTGTTTCACGCGGTGCTGCTTCAGTTTATTCAAACACACAGGGATTTGCGCGCAACATTCTTGCGAACACATCACAGTGGGCAAATCTAATGACATTGAACGATTCAGGTCGTCCAATTTACATGGCTGCACAACCTTCAAACGCGGGTGGTTCAGTTCGTCCCGATTCAATTCGTGGAAACGTTGCAGGACTTGATCTTTATGTCACTGCAAACGTTCCGTCAGCAAATGACACTGACAAAGATGATTCAATGCTAATCATCAACCCAACTGCATACACATGGTATGAATCACCAACGTATCGCCTACGCGCTGACGTTATTGCTTCAGGTCAGGTTTCAGTTTCAGTTTATGGATACGGTGCAATTGCAACGAAAATCGGTGCAGGCGCATTCGGTATCAATAAGACCTGATAAATAACCCCAACTAATCATGCGGCGGGTTCTCCCGATCTCGCCGCAGCCGATCGAAAGGAAACGGACATGCCAGTCATTGTCACTGCAAGCCAATTGCGCACGGTGCTTGGCGTGTCCGTTTCACTTTATTCAGACAGTTACCTGGACGAAATCATTAACACCGCTGAAGCGGTCATTTTGCCCATGTTGGTTGCAAACACTTCAGCCGTCAACGCTTACAAATTAGAATCAAACGTTGCTTATTTTTACACCCAACGCGAACACCATTTCGTTGCTGGTCAATCAGTCATTGTTGCTGGTTTGCCTGCACCATTCACGGCAACCCACACAGTGGTGACCGTAACACCGTACTATTTCACCGCTGCATTGACTTCAACTGACGTCACCTTGCGCGAGATAATTCCGTCAGGCACTGCAACACTTTCAGGCTATTCCGCAGCTGATTTATACGCAACCAGTGCCCCAATTGAATCTGCAATTTTGGCAGTTAGCGTTGAAGTCTTTCAGTCACGCGTTGCCGCAGGCGGTCAGATCGAAGGCGTGGACTTTACTTCGACGCCGTACCGTATGGGGCGCAGCCTGACCAATCGTGTTTCCACGTTGCTTATGCCGTACCTGGACGTTGAAACGGTCGTTCAATAAGTGCCAGCCAATGCCGTTTCCGAAACCCGCGCAGCCTTAGCCAACGCCTTCAGCGCGTTATCGGCGACCTGCTATGCAAGCGTGCCTGAATCACCAATTCCACCTGCCATTGTGATCGTGCCTGATTCGCCTTACATGGAAGTTGTTTTGATAGGCAAGGCAAAAACACAGGTCAAAATCAATTTTGCAATTACTGCCATTGTTGCTTCCAATAGCAACGCAGGGTCATTGGACAACCTGGAAAAACTCATCATGGGAATTCTTGCGGCAATGCCCGCAGGATACGTTGTTGGACAGATCGAAAAGCCGACGGTTCTTGAAGTGGGTCAGTCGCCCATGTTGGTTGCGGACATCAACGTTTCAACGTACTACACACAAACAACATAGGGGACAAAATGCCAACGACAATCATCACTGGTCGCGATTTAGTCGTGACCATTGCAACCGTTAACTACGACGCGCAGGCGACCAGCGCAACACTTGCAAATTCACCAACCGTTGAGACTTATCAAACACTTGACGGCAAGGCGTATAAGCACATTGACGATCAGTGGACATTCGACATTTCAATGCTTGCAGACTGGGGTGCGGCTTCATCATTATGTGAAGCACTATGGACTGCCTGCGAAACTGCACCAAACACAACACTTGCAGTTTCATTGACTGCCGTGACTGGTGCGGTTTTTGCATTCAACGTCATGCCAGTATTTCCAGCAGTCGGCGGGGCAGCACCTGACGCCCAAACCGTTGATCTATCATTCGTAGTGGTTGGAACACCAACCGAGACATTCAGCTAGAAACAACTAATCGGGAGACAAAATGAAGTTACCAATAACAATTGAATACAATAACGGCGACCAAATCACTTACACGGCTGCACCGCCTGAATGGGTGAAATGGGAAAAGCACACGGGTCACACCATTGCCCAGGCACAGGAAAAAATCGGAATTTCCGATTTAGTATTTCTCGCCTATCACGCCATGAAGCGCGAAGCCGCTGGGAAACCAGTCAAGCCAATCGAAGCATGGACGGAAACCATTTCCGAAGTGATCGTCGGTGAAGCAAACCCAAAAGCCACCCAGTCGGAAGCCTAAGCCGAATCGTTTGGGAAGTAGCCCTGGCAACGGGGCTACCGCCCAGCGAATTTGAAAGTGCCGAAGACATTTTGACGGTCATTGAAATTTTAGAAAGGCGGGCAAATGGCAACTGACGCGATCAGTTATGACAAAGCGGAATTGCGCGCCATAACCCGTTCATTCAAAGCAATGGACGAAGAAGCAACCAACCAGGCAAAAGTCATCAGCAGCGAATTGGCTGACTATGTACGTTCAAGCGTTATTGACGCAGCAGCGACCAGCAACACAAATCAGACTGCAAAAGTCAGAATCGCTACGGGTGCAAGGGTTTCAAAGTCTTCCAAAATTGGTGAGATCAGCTACGGATTTGCAGCACAAAAGTTTTCAGGCGGGGGCACAACGCAACAGTTGTGGGCAGGAAATGAATTCGGTTCAAATACAAAGAAACAATTCCCAGTGTGGTCAGGTCGTGAAGGTCGCGGTTCTCGTGGCTGGTTTATCTATCCGACATTGCGCAGAATCCAACCTGAAATCGTCAAGCGTTGGGAAAACGCATTCGTCAAAGTTGTGAAGGAGTTTGACTAATGGCTGGCAGTCGCACCCTTAAACTTTCCATTCTTGGCGACGTTGACAATTTAAACAAATCGCTGAAAGCCGCTGGCAATGACGTTGACACTTTCGGCGACAAAATGGGCAAGGTTGGCAAAATGGTTGGCGCGGCGTTTGCAGCCGCAGCCGCAGCCGCAGGTGCTTACGCAATCAAAATCGGTGTTGAAGGCGTCAAAGCCGCCATTGAAGACGAGAAGGCACAAACACAATTGGCGTTGGCGTTGGAAAACGCTACGGGCGCGACACAGGCACAAATTGCCGCGACTGAACAATCCATTCTTCAAATGTCATTGGCAACGGGTGTGGCTGACGACGAATTGCGCCCAGCATTGGGTCGCCTGGTTAGATCGACGGGAGACATCACCCAGGCGCAAGATTTACTTTCAACCGCACTTGACGTTGCAACTGCAACGGGCAAACCGCTGGAAACAGTGGCAAACGCATTGGGCAAGGCGTACGACGGCAACACTGCTGCGCTTGGCAAATTAGGAATTGGTCTTTCAGCTGCTGAATTGAAAACAATGGATTTCACTGCGGTGCAAGGTCGCCTTTCAGATTTATTTGGCGGGGCTGCTGCGCGTAACGCTGACACATACGCGGGACGAATTGCACGCATGCAGGTCGCCTTCGACGAAGCAAAAGAAACAATTGGTTTTGCGTTGTTGCCTATTCTTGAAAAGGTAATCAACTTCATCAATCAAAACGCATTGCCAGCAATCAACGCATTTTCAAACGCCTTCAGCCTAGACGGCAACGGTTTGGGCGGTGTCATCACAACGGTTGGCAAAACAATCACCAGTGTTTTCACGCCGATCATCAATGGTTTGGTCAAAGCATTTGGTTATGTTCGCGACGCTATTGGTGACAACCTTGACACATTCAAAGAATTTGGCGGTTACATTGCGACCTATCTTGCACCCGTTATTGGCACGGTATTGGGCGGGGCTTTACAGGTTGCAGGCAAAATTGCAGGCGGCGTCATTGACGTCATTGCAGGCGTGGTGAAAATTCTGAACGGTTTAATTTCCGGGGCGGTTGCTGGAATCAACGCATTGATTTCTGCCTATAACGCCATTCCATTTTTGCCAAATGTTTCAAAGATTTCAACGCCAACGGTCAGCGTTCCTTCAATCAAGACACCGACAGTTTCAACATCAGTGCCAAAGATTCCGACAATTCCAGCACCGTCAACTGGCGGTGGCGGTGGCGGTGGCGGTGGCGGGGGTGTTGCAGCAGCCGCAATGTCAGCCAGCGTTGCAGCAGCAGCGACCGTCAGCGGTGGTTTTATTGGTTCGCCTGAATCGCGTGGGTTATCAGACCGTGCCAATTCTGAACGGCTTGGTTTGGGCACAACAATCAACCTGACCGTAACGGGTGCATTTGATAAGGAAGGCACTGCCCGCACGATCGTTGACACATTGAACAATTCTTACTATCGCGGAACAGGCGGCGCGACCAACCTGGTGGCGATTTAACATGACGCAATGGTCACCCATTTGGTTGGTTGAAATTGACGGTGTGGAATACACCGACGCAGTTTTGGCAAACCTTACAATTCGCAGCGGTCGAACAAACATTTATGAACAGGCGCAGGCGGGTTATGTCAATCTTCAGCTGCTGGACGTTAATCAAACCGCAATCCCCGTCAACATCAATTCAACAATTGGCGTTTCAGTTCAAGACACTTCAGGCACATTTGTTGCCATTTTTGGCGGCAACGTTGTTGACATTGGTTTGGAAGTGCGCGACGTAGGCACGACCATGTTCACGCAAACGTATTCGATCACCGCATTGGGCGCATTGGCACGTTTACCAAAATCTATTTTTACAGACCCCTTGCCACGCGATTTTGACGGTGATCAGATTTATGACGTTCTCAGAACGGTTTTGTTTCAAACATGGGCTGAAGTGCCAGGGGCATTGACTTGGGCAACATACGACCCAACGGTCACCTGGGCAAATGCTGGCAACACAGGGTTGGGTGAAATTGACCGCCCAGGCAATTATGACCTTTCAGCACGCGGAAGCGGTGCGGGGTCAATTGACGCTTACAGTTTGGTTTCAGCCCTTGCGACTTCAGGGCTGGGTTACATTTACGAAGACGCCCAGGGTCGCATTGGTTATGCAGACAGTACGCACCGCACGACTTACCTTTCAGCAAACGGTTATGTTGACCTTGACGCCAATCATGCCCGTGCAGCGGGTTTGCGTATTGAAACCCGTGTTGGCGACGTACGCAATGCCCTGACAATCAAATACGGGGCAAATTCACAACACGAAGTCAGTGCCAGCGACAACACTTCAATTTCACTTTACGGCACGCTTGGTCAAATTATTGAAACAACATTGCACGATTCAGCTGACGCGACCGCCCAGGCAAATTTCTATTTGTCATTGCGTGCCCAACCACAACCAATTTTTAGCGAAATTTCATTTGACCTGACAAACCCTGAAATTGACAATTCCGATCGTGACAACCTAATCAACATTTTCATGGGTGAAGCAATTGCCCTGAACAATCTGCCGCTGAACATGGCGTCGGGTACATTCCAGGGTTTTGTCGAAGGCTGGTCGTTTCAGGCTTCCTATAACCGTTTGAGCGTCACGTTATTGTTGTCACCGTTGGCATACTCATTGCAGGCAATGCGCTGGAACGACGTTCCGATCACCGAAACGTGGGCAAGCGTGTCGCCGACTTTAGACTGGGCAAATGCCACAATAGTGGCTTAGAAAAGGAGAAATACACATGGCGAACCCGACCACGAATTATGGTTTTGTTCTTCCAACGTCGAGCGACCTGGTCACCGATCTTCCAGCAGATTTTGACGTTGCGTTGCAGGGCGTTGACACACGACTGAAGGCATTGCAGCCAGGCACAACGCTTGGTGATCTTGCTTATTCATCAGCAACCGCAAACACGAATACGCGATTGGGCATTGGTAGCAGCGGTCAGGTTCTTACGGTTTCGGGCGGTGTTCCTGCATGGGCAACGCCTAGCAGTGGCAAGGTTGTACAAATAATTTATGGTTCAACGACCACGGGAGTGGGAAGTGCGACTACGACTTTTGCTGACACAAATTTATCTGCAACAATCACACCAACATCATCAAGCAATAAGATTTTGATTATGTTCAATCAAAACGGCTGCCATAAGTATAATGCAAACACACGCTTACAAATTAGATTAGTGCGAGGATCGACAACAATACTTAATTCAGAAAGTTTTGCTGGAAATAATGACGGAAGTGGCGGCAACGCATTTGGTTCATCTTCAGCCGTCTATTTAGACAGTCCAGCCACTACGTCTGCAACAACTTACAAAACTCAATTTGCAAATCAAGCGGGCGCAGGAACAGTTTATGTCAATGACACAACTTCTCCAGGTTCGACTTCAACAATGGTACTAATGGAAGTGACACCCTAATGGCAACAAACACAGAAGTTCTTAATTTTCTTATTCCACAAGGCGGCTGGGTTGCCTACGGCGAAGAATACGAAGGTATTCAATTCCTAGAATGCGACCCAATTACTAAAAAACAATTCACAGACGGATTTGCACAATACGACGCCTGGAAAGCAGCGCAGGACGCAGCAGCGGCAGCGGACAAAGCGAGCGCAACTGCAAAACTTGAAGCACTGGGCTTGACCGCCGACGACTTGAAAGCGTTGGGTCTATGACTTACCCGCAAGGCACAAACGCCAGGTTGATCGAAGTCGCAGCAGCTGAAGTTGGCACGATCGAAGAAGGCGACAACCTGACAAAGTACGGCAAATTCACAAAGGCAGACGGTTTGCCCTGGTGCGGTTCTTTCGTCAACTGGTGCGCAAATGAAGCGGGCGTCAAAATTCCTTCAATGGTTTCAACGGCGCAAGGCGCACACAAACTGAAAGAAATGCAACGCTGGTCAGGCATGCCGCAATTGGGTTACCTGGCATTTATGGATTTCCCACACGACGGCGTTGACCGCATTTCACACATTGGCATTGTGGTTGGGCTTATTGATACAAAAACATGTTTGACGATCGAAGGCAACACCAGCGGCACAGGCGACCAACGCAATGGCGGCATGGTCATGGTCAAGGTTCGCGCATACGGTGAAGGCAAGGAAATTGTCGGTTTCGGCATTCCAAAATTTGTGCCGTACAAAGGCGAATTTCCAAAGGTAGAAGCACCAGCAAAATCAACTGCAAAACCTAAGAAGGAGACAAAAAAATGGAACAAGCCAAAGCCCTGATCGCGTCATGGGCGCGTTCATTCATGGCAGCAGCACTTGCCTTATACATGGCGGGTGTCACTGACCCAAAGACTTTAGCAATGGCAGGCGTGGCAGCAGTCGCACCAGTCATCTTGCGTTGGTTGAATCCAAACGACAAAGCCTTCGGTTCTACGGGGAAGTGAACCGACGATTCGCAGCGGCAGGGTTGGTTTGGGCACTTGCACTAACCCTGACCGCCTGCGGGTATGAAGGCTGGATACGCTATGAATGTCAAGAATTCGAAAATTGGGAAAAACCCGAATGCCAAAAACCGCAGTGCGTCGTTACTGGAACTTGCACTGACGACATCATTGGAGAAGTCATACCACAAACCCACGCGCCGTAAATCACCTGAAGAAATTCACGCGCAGCTGATTTTGATAATTGGCACAACGCTGGCAATGGTGTTTTTGATTGTCACCATTGGAATCACTTATGCGTTAATTTTCGTAACCCAGCCAATCGGGGCGCAAGCACCCAATGACGCAGCATTTATTGATCTATTGAAAACCCTGGCAATTTTCCTGACTGGTTCATTGGGCGGGGTACTTGCTGGCAACGGACTCAAATCAAAGACAAAGCCCGCAGACACGCCGACAAACACGCAAGGTTCTTGACCGCGCGCCAATCATGCGTCACCCTGACGTCAGGTGGTAACACTTACCGCCTAGAATCGGGAGAATTCAAAATGGTACTTGATCTATTAGACCCACAGACATTGCAGCGTTTGGTGCTGCTGGTCATTCTTATGGTTATTTCAGCCGCTGCGGGTTACGCCAAAGGCTTCAAAGAAGGCAAGCGTGAAGGCATGGCACGCCGTAAGGCAATGGTTCGCCACGCTGCAAACAAGGCGGTCAACTAATGGCTGGCTTCCTTGACAATTACGAAGACGTTGCGGCACGAATCAAGCGTTTTTGGGAAACACACCCTTCAGGGCGCATTGAAAATCACATTGTGGAATTCAACGCTGAAAAGGGTTTTATTCTAGTTCAGACTCAAATCTTCAAAGAGTATGAAGACGAAAAGCCGTCAGCGATCGATTACGCCTTCGGCAACGTGGCAACGTACAACGTTCAAATGAAGAAGTTTTTTTGCGAAGATACGGTCACGTCCAGCATTGGACGCGCCATTGGTTTATTGCTGGGCACTGACAAACGTCCAACCCGTCAAGACATGGAAAAGGTCGAAACAATCAGCACGAAGGTTGCACGATCAACGGCTGACGATTATGACCCGTGGGCACAAAAACATGGCGACGTGCCTAGTTTCAAAACCGCAGCCGAAGCCGAATTGGCTGGGACACCGTCATTTGGTTCATCAGCTGACGGCGTGACATTGCGTGACGCCATTGCTGAGATCGACGGGCAATTGGGCGGTCAACTGGTCGAAGAAGCACCAAAATGCCCACATGGTCACCGCGTTTGGAAGACTGGCAAGAAGAAAAACGGTGAAGACTGGGCGGGTTATTTCTGCACTGAACGCGACAAAGCAACGCAGTGTGCGCCGCAGTGGTACATGTTTGGTTCAAATGGAAAATGGCGTGCGCAATGACAAAACAACGTTTGGTCAAATACCTGGTTTGCGTTGAAATTGTGTTGGTCGTTGCAATGTTGTGGGTGACGTTCAAATGAGTGATTACATGGAATTGATCAACCCGCAGACAATGACCGCCAAACTGCTGAAGCATGGTGAAGTAATCGCCGAATACAAAGTCGAACAATGCGACGGGTGCGCATTGATCATGAAATTGGACGCCTTCGGTTACAAAGTAGGTCAGGCAGGCGAAAAACTTGCCTGGTTATGCGGTGGTTGTCGGTGAAAATGACATTGACCCGTGAAGAAGAAGTCATTTGCATGCTGGCAGCGATCAAATTCGTTGCAGACAACAATAAATTCAGCGAAAACCCACAACGTCATCAAAAGGATTTGGGTACGTTTGAATACCTGGTCGAATCGGCTGAATGTATTGGCAGCGAATGGGTGGTTGCAAAATACTTCGATCTACCATTTGACCCGTACGAACAAAAGCGCAAGGTCAAAGCCGACGTGGGCAATGGCATTGAAGTACGCTGGACGAAATACGTCACGGGGCAGCTGATCGTTCATGAATATGACCGTGCAACTGACATTGCTGTTTTGGTGACAGGGCAATCCCCACACTATTTCATTGCAGGGTGGATTCCCATTGCAATGGCGCAGCGTCCAAAATATCGCCACAGTAAGCAACCCAATTGGTGGGTCACGCAAATCAATCTTCAGCCAATCGAAAATTTAAGGAAATCCAATTATGGACAAAGTGCAATTTGAATGCCGAATGTGCAAGAAGAAAACTAGTCAGATCGTCGTAAAGATAACCGACCTATTGCCGCCAGGTGTGGAAACAATCCAATGCACAATTTGCAGTTGCATGACGGTTGCACAGATAGGGACTTCAAATGCCAATCTATGAGTTTGAATGCGCGGTGTGCAAAATCCGTGTTGAAGTGGATAAGTCAATCCACGACGAACACCAACCAATCTGCTGCGGTCAAAACATGAGTAGGTTCTACTCAACCTTTGGCATTTCCTTTAAGGGTAAAGGCTGGGGCAAAGATGCAAAATAGTCTTTTCAACGTTGTTAGCGAAGTAACAACCACCAATGATTACTACACGCCCAAATGGCTATTTGACGCAATGGGCTTGACGTTTGACTTGGATGTTGCAGCACCATTGCAAGGAATACCGTGGTTACCTGCAAAGCGTTGGTTTAGCCAAGCAGAGGACGGATTAGCGCAAGAGTGGGGGGGGGGTTGGTTTGGATGAATCCACCTTTTAGCAATGCGACGCCGTGGGTACGAAAGTTTATGGATAACAAAAACGGCATTGCACTTGTACCAGTTTCACGATCTAAGTGGTTTGCTGAAATTTGGGAGTTGTCCGACGGTATTTTAACAACACCGCCTGATTTTAAATTTGAACGTCCTGACGGCAAATCTCAAACAATTAGTTTTCAGACGTTTTTGTTTGCCCTAGGTGATGAATCAGTAGCTGCATTGCAACGCACAAAGTTAGGCAGGGTCAGATGAATAGTTATCCACAGGCATTATCCACAGTGGTGCAAAAGGTGTGGGACACGCCCAAAGCCACGCATGAAGTTGACGGGTATTTGCATAGGGGGTGTACGCTGGACGCATACAACAACACCCCGCATTTAAGGGTTTTACATAAGAATGAAGTTCTTTCAAATAATCTTGAAAAGAAAAAGATAAATAAAAAAAGAATTCAATTGTTGTTGTTAATCACTGGGTTCGTCGCACCGATAGGGGCAAGCCCTGCTTCAGCTGCTAATTAC